GTGAATACATCAGCTCGGAAGAAAGAAAGAGAATGAAGCGAGCCCCACCCTCGATGCTAAAATATCATGAGTTCAATCCAGTCGGGGTCGATCCAGAAGAAAATTCTTGACTTTTCCACCCAGCTGGCTTATACTGTTTGTGGAATGGAGAAAGAATGAGTAAAGAGATTATCCCCTTCGTTGGTCTTCACGCACATGATGGTTTTTCTGTCGGTGATGGCCTTGGTTACCCCAACGAACACTTTGATTTTGCCTTTGAGAATGGCCTAGAGGCCCATTCTATTACAAATCACGGCAATATGAACTCTGTTCCGCACATGATTCAACATCTCAAGAAGATGCGAAAAAACGGCAAAAACTTCAAGGCTATCTTCGGCGTTGAAGCTTACTTCATTCCCGACTTGGATGAGTGGAGAGTTGAATATGAAAAGGCAAAAGAGAATAAAAGAAATAAGCGCTTGATAAAGAAGAACATCAGTGCTACCGTTGTCGAAGACGAAGCGAGAAAAATAAAAAACATTTTGAATAGGCGACGGCACTTAGTTCTGCTTGCGAGAAACCAGGAGGGTTTAAATGATCTTTATAGGCTTATTTCCGAGAGCTACGAACCAAAGAATTTTTACCGCTATCCAAGGGTGGATTACGAAATTCTTAGAAAATATGGCTCTAACCTTATTGCTACTAGCGCTTGTCTTGGCGGCATTTACGCTGGAAATTACTGGGAGAATAGAGACGCTGGCGAAGAGGGTGTTCTGCGAGCGATGCGAGAAACCTCCGAAAGAATGATTGGTATCTTCGGTGATCGGTGGTACGGGGAGGTTCAATGGAACAACATTCCAGAACAACACGAACTAAATCAATATGTTATTAAAGTTTGTAAAGAATACAACATTGAGTTGGTCTCGACAGCTGATTCTCATTATCCAAGGCCCGAGGCCTGGAAAGATAGAGAGCTTTATAAAAGGTTGGCTTGGCTCGGCAAAAAGAAGCCATCGTGGCTGAGCGAAGAACTCCCAGCGTCTGTAGACGAGATTGGATACGAGCTATATCCAAAGAATGGCAACCAAATGTGGGAAGCTTATAAAAATTACTCTGCTGAGGCCGGATTTGAATATGATGATCAACTGGTGTTGGATTCTATCAAGAGAACACACCACATTGCGACAGAAAGAATAGAGGATTACTATCCAGACGCCAAAGTTCGGCTCCCCGGGTTTGTTGTCTCGGATGAATGTGAAAATGCCGATGAGGCCTTGAGGGAATTTTGCATCCGAGGCCTTAAAAAAAGAAATCTTAATGAAATTGAAGTCTATGTTGATCGGCTAGAAAAGGAACTTTCTGTTATCCAGGAACGCGGATTCGCAAAATACTTCCTCACGATGAAGGCCGTGAGTGATGAGGCACAAAGCCTATCGTTGGTCGGACCAGCCCGAGGCTCAGCCGCAGGGGCATTGATCTCTTATCTATTGGATATTACCCAAGTGGATCCGCTTGAACACGACCTTCTTTTTGAGAGATTTCTCACGAGAGGGGGCTCTGGGTATCCTGATATCGATTATGACGTGGCCAATCCGATGCGCCTCAAGGAACACCTGATTGATAAGTGGGGCAATAACGTCGTTGTCCCAATTTCAAATTTTAATACCTTGGGGCTGCGATCACTAATCAAAGATATTGCAAAGTTTTATGATGTTCCCTTTACGGAAGTTAATAATGTAACAAGTAAAATGCTGCTGGAGGCCACCCCCCTGGCCAAGAAGAAGCACGGCATCACCGCTGGTGTTTATAATCCCACATTTGAAGAAGTAATGCAATATAGTGAATCCCTGCAAAATTTTCTTCAGAAATATTCCGAGATTAAGACCCACATTGAAGCATTGCACGGCCAGATCCGTTCTGTGTCTAGGCACGCCGGAGGCGTCGTCATCGGAGAGGAATTAGATAAATATATGCCGTTGGTCAATTCTGGCGGTGTCAGACAAACCCCCTGGACCGAGGGCCAGAACGCCCGACACCTTGAACCGATGGGGTTTATCAAGTTCGATATCCTCGGCTTATCAACAATCGAGATGATCGAGGAAGCGATTATCAATATTCTTCGCAATAAGCGTGGGGTTGAAAATCCAACGATGGCCGAGGTCACAGAGTTTTATAATAAAAACTTACATCCAGATGTTATTGATACGGACGATCAAGAAATTTGGAAAAACATCTTCCAAGAGGGAAGGTTTGCCGGGGTCTTTCAGTTTACACAGAAGGGTGCCCAAAACCTTTGTGTGCGAGCAAAGCCGACAAACATCATTGACCTCGCAGCAATAACATCAATTTATCGCCCAGGGCCCCTAAGCGCAAAGGTAGATAAGGATTATGTTGAGGCGAAAGCAAACCCACAATACATTAAATATATTCATCCCATAGTGCGGGAACACACAGAGAATACGTACGGGTTTCTTATCTTTCAGGAGCAGATAGCCATTCTTGCCCACAAGCTCGGTAAGAACATTTCTCTTGATGAGGGGAACGCACTTCGCAAGCTCTTGACAAAGAAGGGAACCGGGAAGGGTGCGGAAGAGATGCTCTTAATCAAGGGCAAGTTTATTGAAGGCTGCACTGAAAAGGGGATTGCCAGACATGCCGCAGAAAAACTATGGGGCACGTTTGAGTATTTCTCGGGATATGGGTTTAATAAGTCTCACGCAGTAAGTTATTGTTTTATTTCATTCCAGTGTGCGTGGCTGTTTAATTATTATCCCGCTGAATGGATGGCCGCCTTTCTTGGACGAGAACCAGAGAGCAGGAAGGAGCAGGCAATCAATATTGCGAAGAGCTTTGGGTTTAAGATTGAACCAATGAATGTGAATGCATCCACGACCTCTTGGTCTATTCTGGAAGACGGGAAAACCCTGGTTCAGCCTTTGACCTCAATTAAGGGGTTGGGAGCCAAGGCTGTGGAGCAAATTATGAACCACAGGCCCTTTAACACGATTGAAGAGTTTCTATTCCACGAGGAAATATCATACAGCAAATTGAACAAGAAGGCAGTTGACGTTCTCGTGCGCAGTCAGGCACTCAATTGTTTGATTGATGATCGATTTACGGGCCTTAAACACTTTTGGTCCTGCGTCGCCGTGGATAGGCCACGGAAGCAGAAGGACCTGGATGCGAATATCCCCCTGTATGCCCCAGAGGGGGAGTTTACGGAAGAAGAGAAAATAGAATTTCTTACGACTTTGACGGGAGTATTCCCGATGAGTATGGTTGTAACTCAAGATTTGCTCGATAAGTTTGAAGAAAAGTGTGTGCCACCGATTTCAGAGTATGACCCAGATCTTGGCCTTGTGTGGTTTATTCCTCGCAAAATTGATCGCAAGAAGACAAAAAACGGCAAAGATTATTGGGTTATTGATACGGTCGATGCAACAAACAAAGTTACAAAGATAAAGTGTTGGGGTGTAAAGCCGGGACAGGATCGGGTCTTCATTAACAGGCCGTACATGGCTAGATTAGAATATAGCGAGCAGTGGGGCTTCTCAACGCGATCCATTCGAAGATTCTTTCGGATGGTTGGATAAACACAGAAACAAGGAGGAGAGATGTTATTAGAATATTATATGATTAGAGAGGATGTATATCCCCCCGTGAGGGCGAATCCATCTGACGCAGGGTTGGATATTTGCTACAGCCCGGATCTTTCGAAAAAGAAGGGAATTTCACACGACCTTCTAATTGTTGAACCGTGGGAATCTGTGATTATTCCGACTGGCTTAAAATTTGGCGTGCCACACGGCTATATGCTGGAGGTGAAAAATCGATCAAGCATGGCGGCAAAGAGAAACTTAATTGTTGGCGCCTGCGTTATTGATTCTGGCTATGACGGCGAAGTGTTCGTTAATCTTCATAACATTGGACGCGATGTGCGGTACATAAAGCCAGGGGAGAGGGTTGCACAAGTGGTGATGGTCCCGGTGGTCCACTTCAGGGCGATTGCCACCAGCGAAGATAACCTTTATGGTTGGTATCCCATCACAGTTAGTGATCGTGGCGACGGCGCACTTGGCTCTACGGATAAGAAGTGAGTATTAAAATAAAAAACAAGAAAGGTAAGAAATTGGAAAAAGAATTGGCTCAAAAGATGAGCCTTTTCGACAAGACACCATCTTGCTGTTTGGCTTGCGAAACACCCTTTGACAAGAAGAACCGGGAGATGGCAATGACTTGGTATGTAATTGTTCGTAAAGAAAAAAAAGAAGTCAATCTTTATTGTCCACCCTGCTGGGAAGCAGCTAAAAAGATCACGGAGGAGGTAAAAAATGGTAGAATTGACCCTTGAGAATTTTGAAGATGAGGTCCTAAACTCTTCAATGCCAGTTCTAGTTGCCTTTAAACACGATAATTGTCATTTGTGCAGAGGGCTCAATACTGTGCTTTGGCGGCTTAGTTACAAGTATAACGAGCGAGTTAAGTTTGCCATCATTGATTCTATTGACCAAGACCATCTCACAGATTTGTTTGAGGTCGGCGGAGTTCCTACTGTCTTTTTGTTTACGAACGGGGACGGAAGAGAGATTGAATATCCAGAGCGCCCGAGTTCTCTTTCCGGGTATTCGGATAATTATTTGATTAATTTTTTGGACGATGTTTTAGGCGATGAGTGATCAACACAAGAGGGTCATCTATTATGAGATGCCAAAAAAGCATGCGGATCTAAAAATTAGATGGCAATATGATAATATTAAACAATCAGAGTTCTTTAGGCTGTTGACCCGTGCCTACCTCGAACAAGATGAAAGAATTATGGCCATTCTTGCAGAACACAAAGAATTAAATTCAATTCAAAACAAAGTCAAAAGAAAAAAGATAGAAAAGACCTATGAGAAGAAAAGAGAGGTTGAAACAAAATTTGCCCTCAAGAATGATGAGGTAGAGAGTATTTTTGATTTATTAGAAAAGGAGCACCCTGATTTATGAAGTGTCACGAAATATGCCAAAACACGAATAAGCCTTGTGAACAAAAAGAATGTAGATATTGGCTCGAATACGAGAAGGATTTGAACTGTACCATCGTTGCCGTCAATAAGCATGGAAGTTTAACTTTGCGGGAAGTCGGCAAGAGGCTGGCTTTGAGTTTTGTTCGGATAAAACAGATCCAAGATCAGGCCCTCAAGAAGCTTAATCGCAAAGTGCGAAATATCAACTAAACAGTCCGTTTTATCCTTTTTTAACTACTTACTGACAGAAACTTATCTTTAAGGGAGAATTTATTATGAGTAAGAAGCTTCTTAACGAAGGAACTATTCGCAGATTTATGAAACTTGCGGCTCTTAAGCCTATCGCCGACAACGTTATTAGAGAGATGTCGTATGATTACAATCGCGACGACGAAGAAGAAGGGGAAGTAATTCTCGGCGCTGAAGAAGACGTGGATGTTCTACCTCCCGAAGAAGACGTGGATGTTCTACCTCCCGAAGAAGAAGTTCCTGCCGAGGGCAGTGATAACGAAGATCTCTTGAAGCGCGTTGTCCAGGCCGTTGCAGCAGAACTCGATGTCGAAGTTGAAATCGAAGGCGCCGAGGGCGAAGCCGACCTTGGCGACCTTGAAGGCGACCTTGAAGGCGACCTTGAAGGCGACCTTGAAGGCGACCTTGAAGGCGACCTTGAAGGCGACCTCAACGGTGAAGAAGAAGAATTCCCCGAGGAAGAACTCAGTGAAGACGCCGTGGGGCCTTTAGATACTGGCGGACGCGAGGGCCTTTATGAACCCACCACCCGCACTCATTTGCCGCATAGCCGCAAGATCCAGGTCGAACCCGGCGAGTTGACACAGTCCCACGCTGAGAGCGAACCCGTTGATTATAGGGATAGTCCTCGGCCTCATGGACGAAAACCCTTTGATGCAGACCTCAATGAAGCCCGCTTCTACGACTTTCTCAGGGAGGCAGTCAGAACTTATCTTAGAGAGGCCGTGCCACCCATCGATGGGAAAGCGGCCCCCGCCTCCTCCGCCGGCACTTCGG